AGTTTGAACATTTCATAAACTGGTTAGCTTACATATATCAAAACAAACGCAAAGCAATGACAGCGTGGATATTTACGGGCGTGCCCGGTACAGGTAAAGGTTTATTTGTACATAAAATACTAAAGCCTTTGTTCGGTGAACAACAAACACCAATGCGTTCTTTAGAAAACATAGAAGAACAATTCAACCTTTATATGCGTACAGCAATGTTCTTAGTTGTAGATGAGTTCCGTATGGCTGACTCTGGCTCAGTTGGTCGCATGGCCGACAAGTTGAAACATCAAATTACAGAACCAACTTTGACAATCAGAGCCATGCGTACCAACCAGATTGAGCTGCCATCTTACACGAACTTTATCTTTCTAACTAACAGAGCAGATGCAGTTAAGATTGAAGATTCGGACAGAAGGTACAACGTAGCCCCACGGCAAGAAACGAAACTAGAAGTCGACCATAAAGATTTAATAAACAATTTAGATCTGTTGGATAAAGAGTTGTATATCGTGTCAGGTATCCTGGACAAGTTCCAGGTCGATGCACGTATGGCTCATACTGCGTTAGAAAACGATGCTAAGAAAGAAATGAAAGAAGTATCTATGTCAGTTCTTGAAGAGTTTGCAAATGCAATACGCACACGCAACTTAGAATACTTTACTGAAATACTAGATATTCCGCTCACAAACACCTTTGACGCCGGTGGTATAAGCACGGCACAAAGGTATGTAAAAGAGTGGTTAGCACAATCGTCTAACGAACAAATCATACCACTTGCTCATTTCAAAGTTGTACACGATGCAATGACAGACAGCCGTAATACCATCTCACAACGTGAGTTTGCTAAACGAATGTCTAGGCTCAGTATCAAAACTGCACGTAAACGCATTAGCAAAGATCGTGCAGCTGGGATCCCTCGGGGAGTTGTATTGACATGGAAAATAGATAATAATGTGCGAAAGGATTTAATCGAACAACATTTCGATGAAAGGGACTTAGGACTAATAGATGAACAATCTAACACAATCCAAGCGTCCAGACCTAATCTCAACGGTTAAGGTCACGGAGGACATAGAGTTAGGCTATATACCAGCCTGGTCATACTCTACCCTAAAAACTTTCGAATCATGTGCTTATCGCTCCTACATAGCTAAAGTTAAAAAAGTGCAAGAGGACTTCGGGCCAGCGGCTGCACGCGGCACGGAAATCCACAAGCAAGCTGAAGACTATGTAGCAGGTGCGCTAGGTGAACTGCCCGACACCCTCAAGAAATTTACATCGCAGTTTAAAAATCTTCGCGAACTGTTTATAGATGCTAAAGTAGAACTTGAGGGTGATTGGGGGTTTACTAGAAGTTGGGAACCCTGTGGTTGGTTAGCCCCAGATGTGTGGGGCCGTATCAAGCTAGATGCTTTCGTACACGAAACAGAAACATCAGCAAGAGTTATTGATTACAAAACAGGTAAAGCTTTTGGCAATGAGATTCCTCACAGCCAACAAGCACTTGTTTACGCAATTGGTAGTTTCTTTAGATACCCAGACTTACAAATTGCTAAGACTGAAATATGGTATCTTGATCACGGCACGACACTAGAGCAAGTTTATACACGGGATGAGGCTATGGCCTTCATGCCCAAGTTGCACGATAGAGCAATAACAATGACTACTGCAACTAAATTCCCACCAAATCCATCTACATACAACTGTAAATGGTGCTCATACGGAAAGGGTGATTACCCAGTTTGCGAATGGGCAGAGACGTGATACAATAGTATTAACGAATAACGATTAACAATTAACGTTTAACGATTAAGGAGTAACGATGAACGATATACCTGTGGCTTACGACCACCAAAAAAAGACTACTGACTTCATAGTAGCAAATCCAAAATGTATGATTACCTCAGATCCAGGCACTGGTAAAACACGTGCGGTCCTAGATGCTCATGCTATACTTGGCGGCAGGACTTTGGTCCTAGCACCGCTTTCTATATTAGAAGCGGCATGGGGAGAAGACATTAAAAAGTTTCAACCCAATATTAAATACGGAGTAGCTTATGCTAAAAATAGGGAAAAAATATTTAAAGAAACTAGCTTTGATATGGTCATCACTAATTTCGAAGCTGTTAACTTTCTGCGTAAAAACACACGATATTGTAAGCAATTCAATACAATCGTTATTGATGAGTTTACCGCTTTTAAAAATCGCACGGCCAAACGCAGTAAAAATCTCAAAGATATCATCCATCATTTTACTAATAGGATTGCCATGTCTGGTACTCCTAATAGTAATACTATTCTAGATATCTGGCACCCAACACTCCTAGTCGACGACGGCGAACGATTAGGAGCTAGGTTCTTCCAATTCAGATCTCAGGTATGTACACCCAAGTTCAATGGCTTTGCCAACGAATGGATAGACAAACCTGATGCTGAAGATGCAGTTGCTATTCGACTGCGTGATATAACCATACGTTACGCACTGTCAGAGTGTATAGATTTACCTGACAATGTAACACGTACAATCAACACTAACTTGTCTAAACAGATACAGCAAAAATATAATCTCCTTGCTAACGATTCTGTTTTATACACTAAGACAGGTACCGTTAATGCTGTCCATGCAGGAGCTCGTGTCAAGAAACTCCTGCAGCTAGTTACAGGTGCAGTATATGATGAGGACAAGTTAGTGCAGTTCATCCATCAAGAACGTTACGACATTGTAATGACTCTTGTAGAACAACGTGCACACTCCCTGGTAGCATTCAACTGGCGGCACGAACGTGATGCTCTAGTAGAACTAGCAGAGAAACAAGGTGTAACTTATGAAATTATCGACGGTACGGTCAAAGCTGAGAAGAGAAAAGACATAGTCGCACGATTCCAAGCAGGTCATATTAAAATGCTACTATGTCATCCTCAGTCAGCAGGCCATGGTTTGACACTTACCAAAGCTAACACAATCATATGGTGTTCGCCTACTTACAATGCTGAACACTTTCAACAATTTAACCAACGTATACACAGGTCTGGTCAAACACAGAAAACCGAAACTATACTTATACAAGCACAAAACACTTGGGAGCCCGAAGTGTACAAAAAACTTAATACTAAGTTAGGGCGAATGGAAAACTTGCTACATATATTACAGGAGGTAGGACATGGCAAAGAAACTAAATGACTTATTGGCTGAATACGGTCGCGTGCGTGACGGTATCACAGAGCTAAAAGCACAAGAAAAAGAATACAATGCAGAAAAGCGTGAGCTTGAAGCACAAATAGCTATTAGAATGCAAGACGAAGGTCTTGAGAAAATATCTAATGGCGGACGAACACTCTCCCTTAAAAAGGAGGTTGTACCTACAGTCGATGACTGGGATGCGTTACAACAGTACGTAGCAAAAACCGGCAGGTTTGAACTACTACAAAAACGTATGTCAGCTACCGCCTATAGGGAAGCAATCAGTCTCGGAGATGATATCCCTGGGGTTGAAAGCACGGAGTTGACCAAAATTAACTTTAGGTCAACATAATAATAACGATAAACGAATGACGAAAGGAGAAAGAACGATGTCAAACGATATTAGCGTAGTAACGAGCAAGGTTCCAGCTCATGTAAAAACGGGATCAAAACTAGGTAATGAGAATGTGTCTTCAGAACACATCTCAGTGCCAAGAGTAAAACTACTTCAAAAGATGAACAACGAAGTAGATCCAAACCACAGTGAACATATAGAAGGTGCCAAAGAGGGCGACTTCATTAACACTGTAACTGGTGAAAACTATGGTTCATCTATGTATGTAGTTAATGCACACTTCAGAGAAGAATTTGTCGTGTGGAGAAAGCGTGAAGAAGGTGGTGGTCTAGTAGGAAACTTTCCAACTAGAAAAGAAGCCGAAGATTATCTAGAAGATAATTCTTTAGAGGCTGATAAACACGACATAACTCAGACTCAAATTCATACGCTTTTGCGTTTGGATGAGAAAACCTCTGAGATCTCAGATATACCTTTTCTATTTGATTGTGCTTCATCAAAGCTCAAAGTATCTAGAGAATGGAATACTAAGATAATGAAACAAGGCGGCGATAGATTCGCATACTTGTGGAAGATGTCTTCTGTACCACAAAGCAATGCCAAAGGCTCATGGGTCAACATTGATATTCAAGGTGTTGACTGGCTTAAAGATGAGATTTATGAAGGTGTAAAATCCTTTTATGAATCTTCATTTGGCAATAGCTAAATCAATATAGGCCCTGTTGGATGTTCTTGTACCAATGCACTAAAACGCGAGAGCATCCAATGATTACTGAAAGCGTGGTTCACTTTCGCCTAAAAACGAACCACTTAACACAAGGACGAGGGTTTTTTTAATTATTTATCCCTTCATTGACGAGCGTGGTTCACTCTAGTCCGCAAACGAACCACTCGTGCAGCTCCGGTGCGACTTATACTGTCGCAGGCACGAACACACAAAAACATGTTACACTCGTAATGTGCGTGAAAAGGAGTTCATCAATAAGGTGCATAAGCACTTGCCCAAAACCATCTATCGGTGGAAAATCAACGACCCATACCATGGCGGTGTTCCAGACACTTATTACTCAGGCGTCGGCAATCATTGCTGGATTGAGTACAAGTATACAGAAACTCTCCCCGCCCGATCTACTTCCAAAATTAAAATCAATCTTTCAGAACAACAACGCATATGGCTCAACCGTCAAAAGTCTTTTAACATTTTCGTGTACGCAGTACTTGCCTGCCAGGACCAGGTGTACATTACTGAGGACTTTGATACAAAATATATTACACTTGAAGAGTTTGAAAACAAATCTATACCTTTTAAAGACTTTGTAAATGGACTAACTAAATTTTGCCTAGGAGAAAAAGAATGAAAACATATACAATCTGCGTTCTTGAGAAAAGAGAAGCAACTTATAGAGTAAAAGCTAAATCTTTATCAGAAGCAAAAAAAGACGCTAAGTGGCGATTATTAACTTCAACAAGACCTGCTGTAGAGCCACAATATACTTACACTTATTCACCAACCGAGATAACCGAAGATGAAAACTAATTTAAATGAAATGATGGACAGTCAACTCAAAGATATATTAATAGCATACAGTACTCCTTTTGCTACTAAAGCTAAATGTTTAGTAATTTTAATCAAAAGAAAAATAAATGCCTGAATGCCCTGTTGAGTTTTATGAATGTCTTACCGAAGAAGAATGGGACGACATAGTATATCTATTTGAAGAAAACGATATTGAAATACCACAAGCAATAGGTGATGTAGAAGCTGCATCTGATTTTGTTTGGCAAGTTCTATTTTTATCACCCGTAGAATTAATTTACATAGGAATTACAATGACGGTCCTAGCAACTTACGGATTGTCCATTTATTATATGTTTAAAAAAATACAAAAGAAGTTTAGTTAAAACAGGAGGTAAACAAAATGACTGATTATGTAAACTCACCGCCCCACTATAATACGGGCAACATTGAATGCATTGACGCAATAGAAGAAAGTATGACACCTGAAGGTTTTAAATGTTATCTAAAAGGTAACATTCAGAAATATATATGGCGTTATGAAAACAAAAAAGGGCTCCAAGATGTCCTAAAAGCACAATGGTATTTAAATAGGCTCATAAAAACGCTTGAAAAAGAAGAAAATGCGGAGGACGCACGTACGAGCCCACCAAGCAATTATAGCTAGTTTTAGACCTAGAACATTAGTTACCCCAACAAAACGCAACCTGCGGCGTCCTGTGGGGTCATTTTTTCCCAGATTTGCTATTTCGGGGGAAAGAACGGTTTTTTGATCGTCTAACTACTTTTAAGTTAGATTTATTTGCGTTCATTGGGTTTCCGTCTTTATGATGCACATCTTTGCCATCACCTTTCTTAACTTTCCCTAATCTTTCCATCATACGTCTTACTCTATTTCTTTGAGCACGACGTTTTCTTTGTTCAGGTTTTCCCTGATAATTCTTATATTCTTTTTTATAGTTTCTAGCCATCGGACAATGTTGATAATTCTGTGGATAACTTTTCTTTGTCCGAAAGACTAATCTTTTCTTTGGTCATCTCTGTCTGCCTTGGCTATTTTGTTGCTGTCGATTAACTGTGGCACTCCTAAAATAGTTTTAATCAAAGTATCTTGCCTAATAATTTCATTGTCTAAACTACGTATCCTGTCTATTAACGCTACAAGTATGCCGTGTTGAGAGTCTAATTTAGTACCGAGCCTTTGTTCTACAGCAGCTATCTGTTCTGCTACTTTATCATCTACGGTGTCTAGCTTTGTTTCCATGCCATCAACAATACGCATAATTAACTGATAGATAAACCAACCTAGACCGGCGGCGGCTGCTATAGGAAAACCAACTTCTTGGATTACCGTAATTACTTCTGTCATTCGTTATCTTGTCTATTGGAGGCTCCGAAGTAGAATGAGATCACGGCTGACGCTAAACCGCCAAGATAGCCGAGAACTAAATTTATTAATGCCTCAGAATTTTGCTCAGGCGGTTGAAGTGTGACTAAAAAGATATAACCAAGGAAGCCGCCAACCATTGCTATACCTATAATTCTGGCTGTCCAATCCCTGGAAAAGTGTTTGCGGGCATCCTGTTTCTCCGCTGTTTCTAATTTATACAGATCTACATTGAGTTCTTTCATCTTTGCTTCGAACTCTTTTTCTGCTCTTTTGATTTCTAATAGCTGTTCGGGCGTAGCTTGAGCTATAGCTTTTTCGAGTGAACCGGGCGTATTATCACAACCCAGTATTTTAGATATGACATCTCCTGCCATGCCTCCTAATGGCCCGCCTAGGGCGGTGCCTAGGGTTGGGGCTACGCTCCCAACTATGTTAGATAATAACTTCTTCATATTTGCCAAGCTTTAATAGCTCCTCCTTGTTTGCTAAATGCTGCAGCTGTATCAGCTTCTTGCTTTGTCCTGTGTAACCAACGGCATGGTAGTTGTCGATCATTGCTTGATTTAAGTCTACGCCGTCTGCTATCAGTGTACCTAGAACCCTACCAAACTTACCTTTCTTATCTAACTTGGTTCTAATAACTAATTTATCAGCATGTAATATCTGGTCTGATAGGAATTTTGCTGCGAGTTTACCTCTGGCTTTTTCATCTAAATCACGCGTTCGTGATTCTGGGGTATCTATGCCGTAAAGTCTGACACGGGTTTTATAAACAATATCAAAGCCTAAATTTATTTCAGCGTCGACTGTGTCACCATCTACGATCCTAGTGATGCCACAGCTATACTCATACATTACTTGCCTACTGCTTTTTGAGCCTTTTTATGGGCGGCAGTAAATGTGCTGCCTTTCATCATAAGATTTTTCATGTACTTCATATGCTTTGCAGTATGATGTTTAGAGTGCCTTTTCATACTTGCCTCTTGTCTTTTGGTAAGAGACTTTTTGCGTGTCGGCTTTTTTCTTGTTGTTTTTCTTTTGTACGCCATAGCTTATATTACTCCAAGTCCCCAATCGGGGCAACTTCCTCTGGGCCGTAAATCTGCCATGTAAAATATATATCTAAATCGTCAGTGTTAATTGTGCTCTGATACCACTCAATAACTTTAGCATCAGTAACATCATCTATATTTATAAACCCCTCTGGCAAACCATCATGTTTATAAGAGTAAACACCCTCTAACGGAGAATACATATCCTCTGTCATTGTTTGTGTGTTGTCTGCCTGATCTACCGCAGTAACTGCTACACAAACCTCTCTAACAATTTGTGTATCATCTTCATAGCTAAGTGGCATTGTTTTAACGCCAACATATTCGTATGTGTAATTAAAATTATGTACTGCCATTATATTTCTGAAAACCTATAAACACCGAATTGGACATTGCTTAAAAATCTTGTGCCATTGTTACCTTGAGCTAGTATGTAAAGCCTTAGAGTTCTGCTTGTACTACTAACCTTTCTGATAGCAAAATCTTTTTGGACCATATGACTAGTGCTTTGAAATCTATCAATTGCAGACCAGAATTGTGATTGGCCTGAATGGTATTGTGCGGAACCCTGATCTGCTATCGGCACATTCATACCAGAATTATTTGCGTAAGCAAAATCGCTTCTTAATTCAAAACTAGAACCAGCACCATAAGTACCATCACCAGCTACTATGGAAAGTGTTTTGACCTCTCCGTTGCTACCAAAAACCCTGCAAAATACTTGATAGACTCCGGGCTCTGTTCCCAAAGTACCAACGAGTTTTAATCTCATTTGGTTGTTATTAAAACCACCTATCGTAAGTCCGCTTACAGTCGAGGCAGAAAACTGTAAGGCTAGATCAGTTACATTAATTTTATCTGCTGTGATTGTTTGAGAATCAATTCTAGCTGCGTTAATAAAACCTGCATTTATTTTAGTTGCATTTAGATCACTTATCTTTGCATTTGTGATTTGTGCATCTCCAATCTTAGCCGTTGTGATTTGGGCGTTCCCGATTTTAGCCGTTGTAATATTTGCGTCCGCTATCTTAGCCGTTGTGATAGCTGCGTTCGCTATTT